GGCTACCGCGACAGATTCGAGGAACACATGGCACAGTATCTTTGATGGAGGTTTGAGACTATGAACAAGAAGAAAGTTCCCTACAACACGCAGGTGCAGTTTGCAATTATGGCTGGCAAAAGCAATGAGGCACACGACATCATTGGTCGCGTTCTCGCCGAAATGGCCAATGGTGCTCTTGAGTTTGCCCAGAGCTATCCGTTTGACGACTTGCCGTTCGTTATTGCCGCCATGAAGGTTGCTGTCAATGCGCTTGAGTCTATGCTTGGCCCCAACGGAAAGGCACTTGCCGACACCATTTACAGCCGTACCGACAGCATTGTCGTTGATGCCTCCGAGTTCAAGCGTCAGGCGAAAGGTGGTGATGGAAATGGCTGACATTGCGAGCGAAGCTCCCACGGTTGAGCTTGGAAATCAGTGGGTAAGAACTGCTGACAGAATGCCCGATATTCCGGGCGATGAAAAATCATGGGCTCATGTATCTGTGATAGCAGCTAAAAAAGGCAGCAAGAAGTCCGGCCCGATGATTTATGAACGTGCTGTCATTCGAGGTAAAACAGTCTACCGATGGAAATATGTCTGGGACCGAATTTACGATGGTGATGACATTTTTGCATGGATGCCCTACCCTGAATCGCCAGAGGAGGAAGTAGAAAATGAATAAAGCCGTCCTCATCAGCATCCGACCGGAGTGGTGCGAGAAGATTCTTAACGGCGAAAAGACCGTTGAAATCCGCAAAAATCGCCCTAGTTTGAAAATGCCATTCAAGTGTTATATCTATTGCACAAAGCCTGTCGGAAACGTCATCGGCGAGTTTACTTGCGACAAGATACGCTTTTACTTTGGCAAGTCGTGGCTGGTCAAGGAAGACATCGAAGACGTAACTGCTGGTAGCTGCCTGTCCTTGGAACAAGTCAAAGAATATGCCGGCTGGAGAAAAGCTACATCTTTTATGGACCGTAAAGATTTGTATGCGTGGCACATCTCCGACCTGAAGATTTATGACAAGCCCAAGTCCTTGTCCGGCTTTTCTAGGCATGACTTTCGTGGCATGAACGAAACCGATGTCTGTGGAAATGAGAGCTGCGAGCATTATCAGCCGTCTGGAAGCTATATGCTCCCGCCGACCTGCGCAATCAATGGCTGCTGTTTGAGCAAGCCGCCCCAGAGCTGGTGCTACGTTGCTGAGGCAGAGGAGGACGACGCCTTATGAGTAAGAAACGGTATCTTGAAGCTGAGATGCTGAAAGAGTTCCTGCGCATGGGCATGAAGGTAGGCCATATCCACACATTACGGGATGTGGAGAACTATATCGACACCCAGCCAGAAGCTACCCCGCAGGAAGTGGCCGGTCAATGCTGGAGAAATTCCAAGTATGACCCGCCGACAGAAGCGGATGCTGACAGACTCGGAAGAATCATTGTTTGGGGAGCCGCTGTCAAGCACGTTGACATCACATATTGGGAGAATGCAATTTTTCATCCTGTGGACGTTCCGTTCTGGATGCCGCTGCCCAAGCCGCCGGAGGAGAATGATGAAATGTAACGTGAATATACCAAAAGCCTGTCCCTTTTGCGGCAGGCAGCTCAAACAGGAAAACAAGGATTTTGTCCTTCTGGATGAGCATGGCAAGCCTGTCGGAAAGTTTTGTCACATCTACTGGAGACACCCGACTACCATCGATTGCATCTTAGGCGACTGCAATGTGACCTATGAGCCGGATGGTATCGAGAGAATCCAAGGCTATTCCTTCTCGAACGCTCTGGACGAAATCAGAAAATGGAATCGCCGGGAAGGAGTATTCAATGGACATCGTTAAATCGCCCGAATTTCTTATCCGCATCGCCGATGACACCTACGGCATGAAGCTGGAGCCTATTGAGGCCGAAATGCTCCTCGGCTACCTCGAAGGCAGCGATTTCTGCCTGCTGTTCGAGTTCAACTGCGACTACCACTGCGAAGTCCTGCGCATCCACGACAACCAGAGCACCGATGAGGACTCTGGCGAGATCGTCTACAAAATCGCGCAGGTCATGGAGTTCTGCCAGCGTTGCAATGCCGCCATCCTCTCCGAGCATGAGAACCTGCGAAACTCGCCTGATGAGTACGTCCGCGAGCTGCGGAAGGACAATGCTCTGCTGAACCGGCTCGTGGCAGCCGCATGGCTCGCTGTTCCATTTGCCAGCGTACATCTGCTCGACAGAATTATGAGGAGAAACGCCCAGAAAGCATAACGTTCCGCAGTCAACGCATGGTTATCTCGTGCGTTGACTGCATTTGCTGTGGTCACAAAAAAATATGTTATACCGTAGATTTTTCGCTTGTCAAACGAATAAATCTGTGCGATAATAAAGTTACCAAAAACAACAACACAATCAACAGATATGTTAATCACGGAGGACGACGTTATGAAAAGCATCAACGAAATGAGCAAGGCCGAGATGGAAGCTGAGATCGCATTCGCACAGAACTTTGTGAACAACGGTGGCTGTATGAATCAGGAGCAGTGGAACCGCGTTTTCAAGCTCATGGAGCTGGTTAAGGAGGGCTAAGCAATGAACGTTCTGTACATCGAAGGCCGCCGGAACTGCTATGGCCCCGACCAGTGTGGCCGGACGATGACCGTTTCCGAGATGATTGACTTCCTGAGCCAGTTCGATGGCGACCTGCCCATCTACCTGAACAACGACAGCGGCTACACGTTCGGTAATATCGACGAGGACAGCTTCAGCGAGTGCAAGTACAACGACCCCGATGCCGACTACGAAGTGCCTGACGACGAAGTGGATTTTGAGGAGGAATGAATATGTTTGACCTGCGTGAGCACAAGGGCCTCATTCGCCGTTTGGTTTCCGAGGCAAACGAAAACGATGCTAATTGGCACTGGTCGCTAAAGGCTCTCAGCAAGACCAAGGCTAGCATTTTCTGGAGCTATCTGGAGTACGGAGATCAAAAGCCGTGCTTCACGATCGAGCTCGTAGAAGACGACGATGGCTGCCTGATTTATGCGAAGGATGAGCACGGAGACACGCTCAACTTTGAGATTGTTGAGTGCGTAGGTCTTCCTCGCCTGAACACCCCGATTGAGGAAGCCATCAAAATGATTGCCTATTCGATTATCAACACCGCTCACCACTGCTACTGACAGGAGGAAGTTACATGAAGTTCGCAGACATCAACCGCCAGTTCACTGAGATTGCTGAAAGCTATCTCGACCACGGCTACCACATCAACACCGCCACCATGGGACCGAGCAGCGGCGAAGTTGCTCATCTCGATCTGACGAATGGCAGCGTAGTCATCCGAATCGTGCTCCAGAGCTTTTTCAAAGATGACGATTTCTACAACGAAGGCTATGAGCTTATCGTTGGAAGTGCAAATGAAGCTGCTCCCGATGCACAGCCTTCCATGTTTGTTTCGATTTGGAACAACCGTCTTCATGTCGTAGAACGGCACAAGTTCTTCTGCACTGGCAGCGTTCTCAAAGGAAAGCACCACGGTGAACGCTTCTATGGAACAAGGGATGAGGCTGAGGCTGCCGCCAAGACCCGCTCAGACCGCGCTGTCGCAATTTATATGTCGGCTTGCCCCAGCGTGATGACCAGCAGAGCTGCCAAAATTGCTGAGCGGTACATCAGCCGGGTCACCGGCATCAAGCACCCAAACCGCGCGAAGCTCAATGTTCGCCACGCAATCCGCCGGGATGACGGACGAGTCTACGGACAGTACATTGTTACCTACAACGGCAAGTCCTACATCCTGCACTGAGAGAAAGGAGAATCCCTATGAACGGATGTTTTCACCGTGGTGAGATTTACCACATCCTGCCCGAAGACAACGAAACCGGCAGCGAGCAGTACAGTGGCCGCCCGGCTATCATTGTCAGCAACGAAGCGAACAACAAGTTCGCGCCCACTCTGGAGGTTGTCTACCTGACCACCAAGCCGAAGAAGGCTCTGCCCACGCACGTTAGCATCGAGGCTGCCCGATTCCGCTCCATCGCCCTGTGCGAGCAGGTCCACACCGTTGCCAAGACGCGCGTTGGCGACTACATTGACAAGCTCTCCAAGTACGAGGTCGAAGATGTCGATGCTGCCATCGTCATCAGCCTTGGCCTCGAAAATGCGCTGGCCGCCGTGAGAAAGTGAGGAAGAACGACTATGGAACAGCTCAAGTTGAAGCCCTGCCCGTTCTGCGGCGGCAGAGCGCGAGTAATTGGAAAGCGGATGAATGGCTCGACCTGCTACTGCATTTCCTGCTCCAGTTGTGGCGCAAAGAGCCGTGTTGCCTTCGTTCAGCCTTGGCACGACAGCAAGTTTGTCGCCCAGTGTCAGGCTGCCAAGCTGTGGAACGCTCGCGCTGACAATGATGCTGACGCTACGAAAGTACCTGCTCTGTTTGCCTTTATCCAGCAGGAAGTTCCGTTCCGGCTTGAGAACATCTTCAATATTCCCAGCGAGAAGATCACGCCCAACATTGTTGATGTCTGCGTTTGGTCGCTGTACGACAACAGCGATGTGATGTTTGATTACGACTCAATGGACGACCATCTTCGTGAGCTTCTGAAAGAGTATGACATTGACCCTGATGACTATGAGGAGGAAGAAGAAAATGGCAAAGACTGAAAATTTCAATCAGGAGCGCATTGATGCCCGCGACTACGCAATGCAGGTGTTCTGCTGGTGCATTGTGGCTGCCATGCACCAGAACGAAGGCATCGGAGCAAACCGGCTGATGAAGGCTTGCAATGAGATGGAGGAGTTCGAGGCCAAGTACGCCACGGCCATCCGTTACGGCGGCAGGGAAGCGGCTACCGATGCAATGCGGAAGGACCTGACCGGCCTGTGCGACCTCGATATCCGGCTGCCTGTTCTGAAAGCCCCCCGCAAGCGCAGGGAAGAACAGCTCCGTATGGCCCGCGACCAAGGCGGCAAGATTGCATGGCTTGTCATGGCTGCCACCTGCCGCACCACG